TTCAGTCAATACAAAGAAGTCAGTTAATACATTTTGAAGCGATTGTTGTTCGTCTGCATTGCGAACGCTATGCGAACGCATCAATTTCGCAATATCATTAGTTAAAGGTTGTTCATCCAAATAGTATGTATCAAGTAATTGCCTATAAATGCCATGTTCTAACAATGTTAAATGGCTTGTATCTTTACGATAGTCTCCAATATTATGCTGATAATAGTGCATTTTATTCTCCAAATAAGTCTGGTCTAAGCATCTCTTTTGTCAATCTACCCTGAGATAAATTGTTCAGTTTGCGTAGATGTTTAATAGGTATTTGTCCTCTTGCCATCCAGTTATAAATTGCAGTATTTCTAACACCTAGCATCTTAGACAATTCATCTAAAGTACCAAATTCTGCTTGCAATATATTCTTAATTTCTTCCATAAATCCTCCTTAATTCGAATCTTATCACGAATTTGTGATAAAATGCAACAAAAATAAATAAATATATTTTAATAAAAGTGTTGACTTGTGATATTTTATGGTTTAAAGTGTATTCATGCAGTAAATTTTATTAAATGAAACGAAAGGGAAATGAAGATGAACAAAGAAATAGTTATCAATCAAAAAGTTATAGCTGAACTTAAAGCAATGAAAGAAGTTGGCTTACGAGTTCCTAAAAAAGTATTTGCCTTTGCTGAGTCTGAAGATATGACTCAATATAACAATATGTCAATTAGCGAAATTGCTGACTTGATGGTTGACTTGGCTTAATCATGAAAGACTACATATACGGAACTATCTTTACAGTCCTAATGAGCCTTACATTGGCTTTAATCTATATCTACAAAACTGGAGGTTTCTAATGTTATGGATTGACCCACTATCTGACGATGGTCAAGAACTAATTGATGATCGTATTAACCAACTTATCAAGACTGACTATAAACCAGCTAACTTAGTTAATGAGGCTGTTGCTGAGTTTACAGTTAAAGAAAATCAACAAGTAGCTGACTATGTAAACGAAAACAATATGCAAGGTTTAGGTAATTACATTTACCTAAAAACCTATGACTTTGCTTATAAACTAGCTACACAACAAGCCGAACGAGAATTTCACAATGGAGATTTAAATGAAGACTTTTAACGAATTACGACTTATTAATGTAAACGAACACACAGAAAAGAAAGGACAATTAACCTATTTAAGTTGGACTTATGCCCTTGACATTCTCTTACAAAACGATTCTACAGCTACTTGGAAGTTCTTAGAGCCTATTATCTATAACGATACTATGATGGTTAAGACTGAAGTTACTGCATTCGGTAAGACTTTAGAAATGCAATTATCGGTCATGGATAACAGAAATAACGCTGCTAAATCACCAGACTCACGCAAAATTAGTGACTCACAAATGAGGTGCTTGGCTAAGAATATAGCCTGTTTTGGTATTGGATTATATGTTTATGCTGGTTCTGATTTACCAAGTGATGCGATTGATGAAGAAACACCTGATTTAACTGATCTCTGCACTAATTGGTGCGACATGATTAATGAGTGCTTAGATATGGATACGCTTAAAGGTGCTTATGGTCAAGCATATAAAGAGTTATCAAAGGATAAGGCAGCAATTGATCGTATTTCCAAGGCCAAGGATAAAAGAAAGGCAGAACTAATATGACAATAAGTGAGCAAATAGAGTCTTTATTATCCAAGCAAAAAGAAATAGACTATATCGTGGCTACTGAAACAATTAAAGAGTACCTAGTAACATGGCCTGAAAATGTCGATTCTAAGTTATGGAATCATCGTCTTGAATCTTTACTGAGGAAAATAGATGAAAAGTTTGAAAGAACACAGAAGTGATAACCACTTTACGCAAGAAGAAGTCGCTTATATCTTGCAAATACCACGATTTAAAGTAGAACAAATAGAAAGAATGGCACTTAGAAAACTAGCTTTTATCATTAAACGCAAGTATAAAAAGGAGGATGTGTTATGAGTCGAGAGTTCTTTTGGTCAATAGTAATAGGTATTCTACTGTGTGGATTTGTCATTTATTTGACTGAATTAGGTAGAAAATCAGAGGTAAATTGTGCAATGTTAATGGGAGGTTGGCATCCAGACATACCTAAGAAGTATGCTGAAATGTGTATCGCTGCCAAACAAGAGAGGAGTGATAGGTGAAACCAGTAGCTTGGATAAAACCACAAGAATTACAAGAAATAGACAAACAAGGGTTTGGATTAGTTTATAAAAGTTTTTTTAATGATTCTATTGCTTTGTATATGCACCCAAAATTAGAATTAGATTCAAAAACATTACATAATTTAATTCATAAATGTTTTGTTAAAGAACAAGCTACAGATAAAGTTTATTACGCAAAAATAGTTAATTTTTCAAAATTATTATTATCACAAGCAAACAAAAATAAACCAAAAACTCTAAAAGACTTTCACAAAAAGGAATTGATATGAGTTTTATTGTTGCATCATTACCCCCACTTAAATGCTTTGTTCGTAGAGAATACTTATATAACTTTACTAAAGGTCATGGGGAACTAGAACCTTGCGTATGGATTAGTTTAAAGGCTCTTAGAGGACAAGTATTTCGTATTGAGTCACTACTACCTAATTATGGTGCTTTGTACGACAAGCTACCTATATCAGCGTATGTATGGAAAGAAGATCATGGTGACTTACCTGTTGATTTTTTACAGTTATGGGATTGCATGGGTTATAGATTTACTGTAATTGAGAAAATTGCACTTCGTAACTTAGGAGTCAAGTTTCTAGGTAAAGACAAAGAGTGGCACTTTGGTAATTACTTATTTACAGTTGATTTCTGTGCAGATGGTGACTTAGATACGACTTTTACAGAACAAGCTGAAGAACATAAAAGTTTTAACTTTATTCAATTAGAAAATGGCCAATTTGCTTGTCAGCCAAATAATCGTTGTTTATGGTATGACCAAAGTTTAATACCTAATGAAATAAAGTTTCCTGATTTTCAAGCAGCACAACATAGATGGTCAGTAGATGGTACAAGAAAGTGGACAACAAGTAACGATTGGTTCTATACAACAGAGGAAAAAAATGACTGAATTATATAAAGAAGTAGAACAAGGAACAGATGCCTGGTTAGAGATTCGTAGAGGCAAAGTGACAGCTAGTCGAGTAGCAGATGTTCTAGCTAAGACTAAAACAGGTGTATCAGCATCAAGAGGCAATTATCTTATTGAATTAGCGTTACAAAGGGTTACAGGTGTCATAGAGCCTTCCTTTACAAACGATGCTATGCAATGGGGCAAGGACAATGAACAGACTGCTAGAACAGCCTTTGAGGTGGCTCACCAAGTCTTTGTAGATCAAGTTGCATTTGTAGATCATCCTACGATTAAAGACTTTGGATGTAGTCCTGATGGGGTTATTGGTGATTCTTTACTCGAATTGAAATGTCCATATCAATCAGCAGTACATTGGTCATATTTTAAGGATGGTTGCCCATCAAAATACTACACCCAAATACAAGCACAGATGAGTTGTACAGGTGCTAAGTCTGTCTGGTTCGTATCATTTGACCCTCGTATGCCAACAAGATCACAGTTATACATAGAAGAAGTTATGCGAGAAGAAGAATTTATTAATAAGATGGAAGAAGAAGTTTTGAAGTTCTTGAATGAAGTGGAAGTAGAAATGCAATTAATGAAAGGTGAATAATATGGCCATCAAATGGTATCTAAAAGCAGCAGTATCCGAGTATCAAGATAAAGAGGGTAAAACTAAGAAGAAGTATCAGAGTATAGGAATCATCCTAGAAACTAAGAATGGCCTCATGCTAAAGCTAGAGACTATCCCATTATTTAGTTTAAAAGATGGTTGTTTAATTGCTTATTTGAACGATCCTGAGCCTAAAGATGCTTTTCCTAAATCTTTAGCTGACATCCCTGACAATGTGCCATTTTGAGGACAATTATGCTTACAGAACGACAAAAAGCACAGTTAAAGGCTGCAGCTAGACCTAGAATAATTAATGGAGTAGAAAACCCTGATATGAGCAAACCGAATTATGCTCTTGAGGATGTTATTAATCAAATTAAACTAGAGAACAGTAGAGCATTTATGGAGGAGTACGACTTAAAGAATCGTGTATTTTTCCATAAACCTAAGAACTTAAAACCTGACGAATATTTAGCTTTTTATGAGGAGAATATATGAAACAGTACGAATTGATTGTTATTGCACTTGCCAAATGGATTAGTCCTTTAGATGCACTACATAAAGCAGGGACTATGAAGTTATCAACAAGAGTCGGTGAACTAAGAGCCAAAGGTTATATTATCGAGGACAGGTGGCACGAAAGTCGCAAGTTTAAGATGTATAGATTGGTAAAAAAACCATGACTCCATATATGACTAAAACAGGTGTTCAAATAGGTATTAATTGCCAACCTAGGGCATATTTTGAGAATGATCGAGATATGCTCAATCTTCAAAAGGCTCTAT